GAGAACACGATACTCTTTACCATTGATACTAAATTCAATCTCAACAATACAGTTCTTGCCGTTGATAGAATTTACCAACTGCCCTTTGTTAATGTTGCGGAAAGGCTTGCCGAATAAGGCGAAGCAGAGAGCATCTAAAATAGTGGACTTACCTTCACCATTCTTACCAATGATAAGAGTTGTTGGTGACTTGTCCAGTAAAATCTTGTTAGCAGAATTGCCAGTAGAAAGAAAGTTCTTCCATGACACACTCTTAAATAGAATCATTAAACAACCTCAATATTAACTGCCTCAGTATAAAGACTCTTCATGAAAGTCTTAATTTGTTCTTTATCAACATCAGTCTCAACTGAATCAATAAAGTGTGAGAGAACAGAAACTGTATCTTCAAGATTGATTTCATCACCAATCTCACCTTCTTGAAACTCCGACATATCTTCTACAATCTTAATGTCGGAGCAACCCTTATTATACAACTTCTGAATGAACTTGTCAAATTTATAATAGTCAGTTTTATTTACAACAATTAACTTGACATATTTGTCTTTTAGATCCAAGCTATCGATTTCAACTGGTTCAACTTCTTTGTCATCATATTCGACTCGTGCAAACATAGTATAAGGGTTTCCGATGAATTCGAGTTTTCTGGTTGATAAATCAAACAGGTGAAATCCTCGGGGATCATTATAGTCTTGCCATGTGAGTTCGTAGGGGTTTCCCAGATAATAGATGTGTCCGTCATCTGAACGATGGTGATAATGCCCAGAGAAAACGAGATCAAACTTATTAAAAAGATCTTTAGATAACCCTTCATGACTTTCCATTCCTCTATACATTGAGAACCCAGCAATTTCAAAATGACCCATACAGATTTCTGCTTTGGTGTCTTTTAAAGTATCAATTGAATCTTGATAGTTCTCTGTACATATCCATGGCATCATACAGATTGCAGTATCATCAACATAGATCGTTGCTGGGTGATCAATTACGTTGATGTTTGTATATTCACGCAGAAGTAAATCAGGAGAGTTTACATCATTGGTATTCTTAAAGTAAGTATCATGATTGCCAGCCAGCATATGAACACTAATGTTGCGCTCAGCCAGCTTATTGAAAAACATTTCTTTGGCTCGCTGCAGAGCATAGAAGTTTACATACTTGCGTCGATCAAATGTGTCGCCAAGAACAAGTACGGTAGTAATGCCAGCAGAATCAATAGTAGGAAAGAAAGTATTTTCATAAAATTTTTCATAGAAATCTAAAAAGGCAATACTATCATTTCTTGCACCAAAGTGTTGGTCAGTAATAATTGCTAATTTCAAATGAACCCAACCTTTCTAGTTGTTTGAGATTTTGTAGTGTTTTCGGATTGAATATTAAACACTTCAGCAATGCTGTACTTATCAGTTTCTTTGCCACGTGGGCGAGCAGGAAGTTTCACTTCTAATGCATCAGCCAATGCTTGTGCTTCAGGAACTTCAAGTGGTGCAAAGGTAACGATATCAAAACATCTTCCTGGACGAACCAATGCAGAGTCAATATCACGAATGCTTGGAAGGTTGGTAGAGAAAATCATCTTCTTACCTTTAGTGGTAACAAGACCATCACCCACGTTCAAGAAACGATGCATCATTGTATTGCCATCGCTGCGAGACTTCAAGAATGCATCGCTATCTTCAAGAACCATAATGCTTGCATCGTCTTCAATAAAGCGAGCAAAGAAACCATCCTTCTCAAGAATACCAGCATCGTATGTAACAATGGCTGAAGCATTGCGGTGGGCAAGCAATCCACGAATGAAGGTAGTCTTACCAGTTCCTGGAGGTCCGATCAGTAGAAGAATGTTTGCGTTTGAATTCATGTAACGATCGTAGTAGTCTTCCAGAGATTCACCATTGAGGAAAGGATACATTTCTGCAACAGGAAGACGTTCACGATTCAGCGGAACATTAACAGAGTTACCATCGCTACCGTAAACCCACTCAATGTAAGAAGTTACAATAGAGAAACTAGATTCAACTTCTGCAATTATGCTTTCAATAAAGTCTTCATCACCAAAAGCACGAACAGTAGTTGAGTTGCTATTTACATCATACTTAACGAAGTTGTTTGTATCTTCTTCAATTAAGAAACCATCAGAAGAAGATGATTGCACGAACATCATTCCTTTGAAGTGCTTTTCTGCCCACTCTTTCCATGTGCTGCGATTGGCAAGCACAGTTGTTTCACGTTGGAGTGTTGTTACACCAGCATCAATGCGACGCTGTAAAACTTCAGATGTAATTAAATCATCGAAATCAGATACACCAAGGAAAATCTTTTCGCTCATCTCATTGTCTTTCATAATTTTGTTCAGGAAAAATTGATTGTCTGAAGCATCCCAACGATGCTTTCTTAGAAGTTTTTTAGTACGTCCTAATTGTTTACGTCTTGCACGACTAGAAGGGCGATACCGAATTGCGGCATCAGTAACAGATCCACCTTCTGATAGTTCACGGAGTAGTTGTCGGACTGATTGGCTCATCTGGGTCACCTATAAATTCATCAAGAGAACTAGTGTTCTTTTTCTTTTTTGCAGCTGTTTTCTTATCCATGTAATCATCGAGATCACTTTGGTTAAACTGCATATAATCTAAGTATGCGTTGTGGAATGTTCCATCTTCGTCTTGTTCTTGCAGTTCAAATGCTTCAAAAGGCATTTCCTTGATAAGTCTGTTCTTAATGTAGGATTGTTTCTTTTCTTTGGCAATACGTCGTAGGAAGGCATAAAAAATAATCTGTGTAAAGTAAGCAAATGGATTGCTAGACTTATCAGGATCAAAGTTATCAATGTACTGAATGCAGTTCTCAATACCATCAAGGATCATATCGTCCTTGTATGAGTAGTTGATGAAGTTGGGTTTGTACGAAAGGTGATTAGCAATTTTTAAAATGCATTCTCCAATGTAGTTACTTACCTGCGGTTTTTCCAACCCTGCTGCTTCAGCATCAAGAACTTGTTTTTTGTATTCTTTGATTGCTGCTAAAAAGTCAGCGTTGTTTACATAGTGTGCCATTAATATCTTTCCTCTTGTTTTTCGAGGCTATGGGACAAGTATACACCATAATGTGATAAAAGACAAATTTATCTTACATGCAATTTGCAGAATAAAATAGATTTGTCTTTTATTTGACGAAGGTGTATACTAACTGTGTTAGGGTTGATGATGACTACTTAATGTAGTGTATCGTTTCCTTCGATGAAGTTCTTTTCGTATTCTTCCTCTGCTTCTTCTGTCCTGTCTCCAGCGTAGATTGATTCAAGCATTTCGATACGCTTTTGTATTTCTTCAACAGACATTTCCTCTTCCTCGCCAGCCCAAGAGACTTTTTTTTTCTCTTTTGCACGATCAGTGCGAAGCGTAGCATGTTCATATTGCTCAACGACTGTTTTGTAATGATTGACGATAGTGCTACTCAACTGTTTAATAAACATGATGCTAGTTTTAGGAAGAATGAAATCATCCCCTTCTGAGAATTTACAAAATGGGGTGGCAGTTACGTTCTCATGCATTCTTCCATCACCAACGTCTACAGGCGTAAGACGTATTACCATTGGGTGAGAAATTGCAACATGCGATGTGTCTTCTGCCTCTAACATTGCCATCAACTGCTCACCAGTTGTAAGTTTAATAAAAACGTAATCAATCATATATTTACTTCCACTAGTTTTAAATCAAACTGTTCTTCAGCATACGTTTTATATCGTTCTGCTGCATGATTGAGTGTGTGATTCTTCCAAGACTTCCAATGAAGATCGTCAGCAAGATCATAAAGATTGCAATTTGTTTTACCATCTTTCAATCTCAATCCCCTACCAATACTTTGTAGGTTTCTAATTTTTGACTTTGATGGTGATGCAAAAATAATGTTTTCGATAGAAGGTATGTTAATTCCTGTTGAGAATGTTCCAAAGCTAGCAATAATGATAGCATCTTCTTCACCCTCTGTAATATGACGGATAGCTTCTCGGTCAGTTGTTTCTGTACCACCATACACAAAGAAGATTTTTCTATCTTCATGCACTTTGTCTTTAATCATACCATGTAAAATCTTCCCATGTTTTTCAACATACTGGAAAAGAACCAAAGTGTTACCTGAACTCTTTACTGCAAGATTGCGAATAAACTTATTACGTGGATAGTGCCCAACTATAAAGTCCATCTCATCTTGGTACGTATTGTTCTTTCTTGCTTTGCGTAGTTCTTCTTCATACTTTAACACAATGCAAGTAATGTTTAACTGCGCCAGCTTTTGGGTTTCCATCAACTGCTTTGTAGTTGTAACACGATGCATTGGTCCAAAAATACCCTCAAGAACCAAACGATGAACCTTCTTATTATCTAGCGTTCCAGTAGTACCAATACGATAGCGAATCTTGTCCATCTTTTCCATAACAGTAGTCAGGGACTTTGCTTTGAACTGATGCGCTTCATCTCCAAAGATTACATCGAACTGAGCAAACCAAGATTTAGGTTGCAGGTATACTGATTGCCATGTTGTAATCAATACGTTCTTTGTAATGTCTTTGGTAAAGCCACTGTACAACTTCTGACAGTGTTTGTCCACGTTCCAGCCATTTACACTAGAGTAATCTTCAAAGTCAGTATACAACTGTTCAACTAAAGATGTAGTTGGTACAATAATGATTGATTTGCGTTTGTGTTCTAAGTGCCAGCGTAGTGTCGTATAAATGATAAACGACTTGCCAGATGCAGTGGGAGAAAGAAGTAAGGTGCGTTCTTTATCAAGAGCAGTCTTTACTGCTTCAACCTGATAGTCACGGATTTCAATAGGTTTACCACGTCCATGTGGTTCTAACCATTTGGCAAATTTCTCAACGTCTTCATGAGTAATGCCATTTGAATTATTAAAGTCAGTTTTCCATGTAAGTAAATAATCGTTGCGTTCACAAAACTGTTCAACGTACTCAACAAGACCAACGTAAAGAGTCTTCCTTACTTGGTCATACAGGCGCACTTTACCGTCCCATAACCTTGCTCGGTATTGGGGAGTAAATCTTGCGCCTGGATATTCATAGGTGAAGAACTCTGCTAGTTCTTGTTCTATCGACGGATCAGAGAAAACTCTAACATAGACTTCATCTAGTTTTTCTATTGTAACTGTGCTCACTACATTCCTGCTAAAAATTTCTTCCATTCTACAGCAGTCTTCAATTGCCAGTCTCTGGCTTTGATTTGCGATAGAACAGACTCAAGGAAATAAATCATGGTCTCAAGGTAATCAACTTTGACCCTCAATGTATTTAGATCATCGTCACCAGTAAGAAATTCATCCATCTCATTC